GACCCCGCAAATACTTGACCACCGATCAGGTTGATCGGCTTTAGGCCGTAGGGGGCCGAGACGACGGGATAAGCCATTTAAGACTCCTTAAAAATTAAGTACCTTTGCCAAAGCTACTTGAGGATTTACGCTCTTGGAAGAGCGGCATCCGCGCATCGCTTTGACGCATGAAACTATTGTCTACAGCATCTGTCTGAGATTGGGTAACCTTGGCAAAATGGGCATTTCGCTGGGCTACAAAATCAGTAGGTGTCTTGCAAAGCAATAGTCCACCAACCTCAATGCTGTCCTTAAAACGGCTACTGGGATCGGCTAACAGTCGAAACTTCGGTTGTTCCTCAATGGCAACGGGTTCCCAGCCTTCTCGGAGTTTGGCCGATAAGTTACGGGGATCTGCCTGATTCATCGTAGAAACACGAATCCAGCGGTAGTTGTAACCGGGTTCTTTGTCCGGTTCAGGCAACAGTTCAGGCTGCATCCACTGCTTAGGGCGCTCCTGTACCGCACGTGTTGTCAACTCGCGTGTGAGTTTGTTGTCTTTAACATCAACCATTTTGGGCCTCCAATTTCAAAACTTCCTTCACATATTGCTCAGGAGTTAAGCCAAATTTTTTGGCTAGGTTTACTTGGCTTTGCTTTAGCTTAACCTTGGTGGGGGCCGTGCTACGAACTGCCGAGGCGACTACGGTACTAGGTCTTGTGCGAGTACTCTGCCTACTGTCTTCTTGTTCCTCAAATTTCTCTGGGAACCGTTTGCGAATTGTTTTGTCTAACTCGCGGTAGTAATCTTCAGAACCAACCTCTACGCCATTGTCCCTCAAGTCTTCGTGTAGAGCTAGGGCAAAGGCCGTCATACCCCGTTCCTGTCCAAACCAGCGGTTGCGGTTTTGCCACACTACTGCTTTGTTGTCCGGTTCGGGTACATACGGTGCAGGTTGATACTGCACAGGTTGAGGTTGTACACGAGTTTCTTCCTCTTGTAAAGAGGGCATGCGAAAGTTTTTTACCTGTATGGCCTTTAAGTTGGCCATTTGCAACGCTTGGTTGGCGTCCACCATCTTGTCGGCGTCACCTGCCTCGTAGGCTTCTTTATAAGCACGTTGGGCAATTTTCAGTTCCATATCAGAATTACTCTGCATGGTTGTGACGTATTCTTTCCCACCAGTATCTAGAATACCTTTGATGCGCTTATTCTCTTCTAGTAAGCGTTGTGCCAAAGTTACAGCTTCTTGCTGCTCACGTACAGCGGATTCCTTTTCCCGGCGCTCGTCGTGCCAGACCTTGCGCATCTGCTTGAGTTTGGTCTTGACGTTATCGTCATACTGGTCAAGTTCGTCCTTTTCCAGTTCCTCAACGAGGGGTTTAGGCATGGGTTGACGGCCACGATCCTCTACAGGAGTGTCATCTTCGATCTCAATTTCAATCTCGGGAGCCTCCTGTGCGGGTTTACCCTTACTCTCAATTTCGTCTGGGAACTTAAATTCTGTGTCTTCAAAAGGCATTTTGTGCTCCTTTATTTGCGTTTGATGCCACGTGGGTCGTCTACAACGGCCTCGACAGTATCGTCATTGATGATGCGGAACTCACGGCCATGTATGACCAAGCGAGAACCCGAATGTGGGCGCACAAGGACGAAATCTCCCTGTTTACACCACGGCCCGTTAGGGAACTTTACCGGGTCTTGATAGCAGTCTGGCCCCATATCTACAACAAATAAGACCGTTGTGAGGGTCTCCTCGTCGCGCATAGTCTGGTCAGATTTAATCAAACCCACCTCACTGTCCTCAAACTCTTTATCTGCCTCTGGTATGGCACAAAGAATCCGATAGCCTGAAGGCTTGGGCAGTTGTTTGCCTTTCTCCTCTGCGGTTGCAGCAAAGTTATAGGCTCCCACGACTTGTGGGTTGTTGGCGTCTGTAGCCAACAGGATGGAACTAGTCATCCGAGTTCTCCAATCGTTGTTTCAGGTCTAGGGTATATCCCCGCATGATGAGCAGACCACGGATCTCACCACACAGTTTCTTGTACTCCTCGTAGGACTCGGACTTGCCATCGGCCAGATAGTCCTTGAGTTGCTCAACTTTCTCATCAGCTTGTTTGATAAGAATTTCAAATGCGTCCATTACTCACCTTTATTGGGTTGTCGATTTCGTTGTTGATCCTGCTGCCTCATCTGGATACGTTCCTGCATAAGCCGCAGTTGTTCTTCGTGACTCTTATTAGAGAGTTGTTTCAAGACATCTACCCCGGTGTCTGTCATGTGGCGTTGCTGGTCAGCTTTCATTGTCATTACCGTCTTAACCGCATCAACTTTAATACGCTTATCGTCAGTGTCGGCTTGTGACCGGATGCGATCACGCTCAACCTGCAACTGCGCCGCTTTGATGGCGTTGTCGGCCTGATCTTTAGCAGCCTTGCGTTTGTTCTCCTCTGCTTTAAGCTGCAACTCCTGCATCTGCATCTGGATGATGGGGTCTTGCGCCTGCTGTTTTGCCTGCGCCTGCTGTGCTTCCTGCACGTTTTTCTGGAGCAACTGTTGTGCAGCTTGTGCCAACATCGGAGACAGCCGCGCTTCGACTTCGGGATCCATGTTGACCTCTTCGCCCGACTCATCTGTCTGCGGCGGCAACGCCATGCCAAGCTGCTGCTCGATCTGCTTGCGATACTCAAAGCCCAAGTGCTCGTTGATGTGCGCCATCATGGCCGACTGCATGGCTTGCGCCATGGGGTTCTGCTGCAAGAGTGCCATGATCTTGGGATCCTGCATCGCGGCCATGTGCACAACAATGTGAGCTTGGTGGTCTTGGGTAAGGAACGCTTTGACCGGCTTGCCCTTGAGCACGTTCTGGTTCTCTGACACCGGGTCGGTCGGCTTCTGGTCATCGTCCATTGGCACGAGCTTGGATGCCTCCTTAATACCCAACACCTCCAGCATCTGGCGGTGCAAGAGCGGCAGGTTATAAAGTTGGGGTGCGCCTTGAGCCAACTGGAGCACAGCCTGATACTGCACGATCTTCTGCGCCATTGTTGACGCATTGGGATCACTGACAGGGATCACGTTCACATCATCGTAGTCAGACTTCTTCGCCTTACGCGAGCCTTCGCTTGGCTGGTAGTCGTAGTCTTCAGGTGTGTACTCAGCGATGATGTTCTTCAAGAGTCCCAACTCTTGCTTCATACTGTAGTGAACCCGTGCCTGAATGGCACTCATATTCTTCAGAGTTCTCTCAAGAATAGCCAAGGTAGTACCTACAGGCGCTTGTGCACTCATGTCACTGAGCGTCAGATCAGCCGTATTGGCAAAACGTCTACCTTCTTCAACGATCTGCCCAAGCAACGCCATCAACGTTTGGCTAGGTTCCTTATAGGGCAGGGGTAGTAAGTTGTCTTTTAATGTGCCGCTGGCCACATCTGCATCACGCCATTCGCCCGGAGCAATCGGTGTATCGTCCCCTTTGACGCGCATGCCACGAGTCTTGAAACCACCGGGCAGATTACTCAGCGTACCAGCGTCTACAAGCTGACGGATAAGGGAAGTGCCTGACTTAGCAAAAGCCCCGATTAGGTGAATGAGGCCAAAGCAGTAAAAGCCAAACCCGGGAACGTACCCATAGTGGACAAAATGTTGTCGTTTGGCGTGGGTCTTATCATCAGGTTCCCAATTACGCCGAATGGCCAGCACCTTACTAGTCCCTTTCTCAAGGGTTACCACATACGGCAGTGCAATCCCGGTCTCTTTGCCCTCCTTGTCCTTGTGCTCATAGCCTTTCAAGTCAAGGTCTACGTTCATCTCCAAGAGTTTGAAGCGGTCGTCGGAGGTGGCCCTGAAGCCCATTTTCTCGGCAATCTTCTTCTCAACCTCATCGAGCACGTTGTCGGGTGTGCCCAAGTCAATGTCGCGGTAGAAACCTGCCACTTGTAGCTTGCGCAACTCGTTCTCAGTCTTGCGCATCACGTGCGTCACACGTGGTGAGGACTCTAAATTAGACGCGCCATAGGGCACAACGAGGTCTTCAGCGGGTACAAAGAACGATGCTTGCCGATCCAAACCCGGGTCAAAGTACACCTTCTTGAACGCATTGCCAGACAGACCCAAGCCCCACAGCATGCGCTCATGCTCAGGCCGGTACTCTTTCATCACGTCCGTCAACTGGTAGTTCATGTCGTCTTGCACACGAATCGCAGACTCTTTCTTGGCTGGCGTCTCTTTGCCAATGATCTGGGTCTTTACCGGCCCAGCGGCTGGGAACGTGGCCATCATTGTCTCGGACTGAAACTTCACCAGAGCTTCTGACAACATCGGGTGAAATACCCCGCATGCACCCTCCCACGGCTCCGTGCGTTCTTCAATCTTCATACCAAGAAGTTCTAGGCCGTCAACATAAGTCTGCATCCAGTCCTTGCGACTGGCTACATCCTCGTCATAGTCACTGATCAAATCTTCAGCAACACTCTGCAATACACTGTCGTCAATGTACTCGGCCAAGTTGTCATTGAACTCATCTTCACCCTCCGCATCTGGGTCAATCTCAATCTCCATACCGCCCATGCCAATACGCACAGATTCTGGGTCTTCAATCTCGATCTCAATCTGTGGAGATGAGGCGTTCATCGCAGCCAGTTCTTCTAAACCTTGGGGTGCTGCGTATAGTGATTTCTCAATTGCCATGGTTCATCCTTAATAGTACGGCTCTTTCCTGCGGAACTGCCGTGGTTCATCTTCTTCATCAGACGCCAGTTGAATAAAGCCACCGCGCCTGTAGCGCAGTAATGCCTGACTCATAGAGTCTACCAAGTCATCGTGTTCGCCCGAGGGGAAACTGGCGACTTCTTCTATCAATTCTTCTGCCCAGTGCGTATTAGGCACCCAAACGTGCCCAGATGCAAACAGATCAGATACTGCGTTTAGACGGGCAATCTTGTCGTTCCCCCGGCTGGGGGTGAACTCTTGCACGGGGATTCCCATCGCCCGAAGCTCAAATATCAGGGGCGAACCCGCCGCTTTGGCCTCTACTATGAGGGAATCGACTTCCCATTCCTTAAATTCTTCCTGCGCCCGCTGTTTTAACTCAGGGAACTCCATACGCTTCTTGAACGCATTGAGCAGGATGATGTTGGCCCGATTTACGCCCCGGTCGTCGTCCTGATAGAACACGCCCCATGTTGTGCATGCGCTGTAGTCGGCTCGTTCTGTCTTCAAAAACGCCGTATCCCACGACTGAATGACAAACTCATAGGTCGGCGGGCGATCATGTGGCCAAACTTTCCACCACTCACGTTTCACAATCGCACTTACGTCCGACGTGGGCTGCTGCATGTACTGCGCCTGCCATTTGGCGTTAGGCAACTCTTCTTTTAGGGCTTGTAGCTCCTTGAGCGCCCAAAACTCGGGCCATAAGGGTTTACCCGAGGGCAAAATGGCAGGAAACTCGATGACTTCCCACTCTTCACCCGACCTTTGGGCCGCAGCCTTGACCACCTGCCCCGTCAAATCCCGCTTTGACCACCGTGTCATCACTACAACAATAGACCCACCCGGCTGTAAACGCTGGCGGGGGCCAGATGTGTACCACTCATACGTCTTGTCGTAGATTTCTGGGTTAGTCTGGGCCATTGCGGCCTCTTGTTCCGAGTGCGGGTCGTCTATTATTAGTATGTCGGCACCTTTACCAGTCACAGCACCCCCAACACCGATGGCAAAGTACTCACCACCAAAGTTTGTGTTCCACCGACCCGCTGCTTTTGAGTCAGTCTGCAAGTCTAGGGCCGGGAATATCCGCTTATAGTTAGTGGAGTCCACCAAGTTACGCACTTTTCGCCCAAACCCAACCGCCAATTCGGCTGTGTGGCTGGTCTGGATGACTTTTTTGCCCGGAAACTTACCAAAAAACCATGCTGGTAGCAGGTAAGAGGCAAATTCTGACTTGGTATGCCGTGGCGGCATGTTGATGATCAGCCTTTTACACTCCCCATTGGCCACCCGCTCAAACGCTTTAGCCATTTTCTCGTGGTGCCGACCGTGGATAAAACCGGGCCACATCTCTCTGACAAACACCATAAAGTCATCAGCCGCTCGTGTACGCAGCTTGCGGGTATTTAGCTCATCCAGAATATCTGCGATGGCTTCTTGCTCGTCCGGGGGAAATTTCTTGAGCAGCGTCTGCTGCTGCGCGTATGGCAGTGTCTGTAGTTTCTCCAGCACCAACTCAATCTTCATCAATCTCTTCCAACTCTTTGCCCGTCATGCCTAACTCTTCGTCCAGATCAATCAGTTGAACCGCAGACGCACCGTTGAGGTATGTCTCGTCCTTGATCTGCAACGCGCTGGACTCCACGTCAATGATGTTGTCCATATAGGCTGATAACTTAGTAGCCAGTTCAGCTTGCAACTCTTCAGTTGTCCTGTGAGTGATATTGATATCCAACCGTTCTGCAAACGCACCCACATCACTCATCTTGCCCAGCATCTCCAGCGCCTTTAACTGGGTGGACTCTTTGTCTGAGCCTGTCAGCATCAGCAACCGCATCTTCACGTAGTTACGCACCTGTGCAGCGTTGCGTACAACCTCAACGTCATACTCGTCCAACATGGACTTGAGCAAAACGGCTGCTGCTGAATTGAGTTCTTTACCCGCAGACGGGGTTTCAAAGAACTGGGCGCGGGCTTCTTTCTTGTCAGCCGCTGTTATGACAGGGGGCTGCATCCCGTTGGCCGTCAGAAACTCCACCGTGTTGAACGCAGCTTGCGCTCGTTGGTGCAGGTCTTTGGCCTCTTCTGTGGTGAGAGAAAAGGGTACGGGTATATCTAGTTCTGGTGTAACAAGAATCATGGGTAGCGGTTTGTAGCTCCAATGGGAGCGGAGTGTACACGCTTTTGTAAAAATAATATAGGGGGTGGGGTATTTTGTGTGGAAAGATGTTGGGGGGTGTTTGCTATACCGAGTTCGAATCCCACATGCGTAAGTTCGTATGGGGGTGGGGTATCTTGTAGAAAAAGTTATTGGTGTTGTATCCAAAACTCCTGAGAGTTTTTTCAAATCATCTGTATACAAGATGTTGTAGTGTTGTAGTTAGAGGTCACTTTACCCCGGGCAATGTACTTCGCCGGGGTTGGGTTTTTTCGTTGTGATCTTTTGAGTAAAACACAGTGCATAGCCCCGCGCAGGGCAACCGGCCTAATCTAGGGGGTGCCCCCTCCTATCTTCATACCGTATGAAGTTCCATGGCGTGGGGTGTAAGGATAGACCTATCTCGTGCATCCTATAACAAGTTGTGCCATAATCCATTCATGGATCGGGGAATGCGCTCTATCCATCTTTGTAACAATCTGCATATGTGAAAGTTTCTATGACAACATTATCTCTATCGGCTGTTGCAGCCGCTTGTGCCGCTTCCCTCGTTGAAGCAAAGGGTCACGACGACAAATCGGCATCATGCAAGGAAGCGGCCAACAAAGCCATTGCTGTGCTACATGATGCCAAAGCTGTCGTTGGTGATCGGCGCAAGTGTTCAATTGCTGCATCGTTCTATGATGCACTGGTGTTCGGCGGTTTGGCAAAGGGTACATCGGCCAACTATCTATCGGTATTCAAGGATGCAGTGAAATCGGGAAAGCCTGTCACTGAGTGGAACCCGAACCGCAAGGGCGCAAAGGGCGCGAAGGGCAGTGCCAAGACTAAGGGTAGCAAAGCACTGGCTGATTTGTTCAGGCCAGCATTCAACCATGATAGTGGAAAGTCTTTTCAAGTGCTCTGTGCTGAGATCGAAGCCCGATATCAGAATGACGAATTCGGTAACATGTATGATGGATTCGTGGATTACTTCAAAGCACAAGGTGATGAAATCGCTGAGTGATCGGTAACCCCTTAAAAACCCCGCTTCGGCGGGGTTTTTTTTCGCCCAAAATTCCCCTTGCTTTCCAAGTGAGGGGCTTTGATAAC